AAACGGGAAATTTCCCGCAAATCGCCATGCGACATGCCGCCACTTGCCGCCTGATGGGCGACACTTGCCGGGCTTTTCGAGGCAACTTGCCACGAAAAGCGGGATTTTTCCGGCTCTTTCCACTTTGTTGCTCATTCCTTGCTCGATGTAAGGAAAATTTTGTACCTTTGCAGCGGCAAACTTTAATTTACTTCAATATGAGAAAGATTCTATTTGTATTAGCGATGGCTCTGATGAGCCTTAACGTGAGTGCTCAAATACAGGGCGAGAAGTATGCTTATTGTATTATGCAGTGCAATGGCAAGGTATTCAGCACAAAGTATATTGTGACTCTTGATTTTGGCGAGACCCAGAGCCAGAGAAAGCAGATATATGAAGATGGTAAGAAAAAGCAGTTCAACAGTAACGGAGAAAGTCTGAACTACATGGGCAGACGTGGCTGGGAGGTAGTTAGTACCTATACGGACCGTGACTTCAAACAACAGTTGGTTTTATTTTTCGTCCTCAAAAAGAAAATTGAGTCAGAAGATGATGTGTTGAAGGGACTGGACCTTAAAAATTCCGAAGATTAACTTGTAATAATTCTAAATAGACACACAAAATCCCGAAATCGTATAGCGGTTCCGGGATTTTTGATTACCTTTGAAGCGGCAAATTTAATTTACTTCAATTATGGACATTAAAACTAAATTTAATGCCGGGGATGATGCTGTCTTCCTCGACGAGAACCTCGCTCATAAATATAGAGTAGAGCGGGTTGAAGCCGTTCAGACTATGGACGGATGTGAGAAAGTCTCTAATGTTTTCAGAAACAGTAAGGGTGAGGAGTTTAAGAAAGCAGACGAACTATGCTTTGAGAACTTCGAGAAATTGAAAGACTTTCTGAAAGAAAATTGTGACGTTCAATATCCTTTGAATGATGCAGAAAATGGCACAACGAAAGATGACGGATGGGAAAGAATGGCACAAAATGCGAATAAGAAATGAAAAAATCCCGAAATCCTTTGGCGGTTTCGGGATTTTGTCGTACCTTTGCCGACGCTTCAAAGATAGTGGTAATCCACTCGGCAGGGCGCACGTCACGCGCTCAGAGTCTCAACTCCGGGCATTTTTTATGCCTTAAGAGCATCCGTATAACGGCTGCCATCTCGTAGATAAATTTGCCCTCCGGGGGAAGTCACTATCTTTGAAGCAACGGGATGTGCAGCCGTTTCCTTGTACTCCGGCCACGAGGTTCGTGGTAGCTTCAAAGATAGTGCAATATGCAACAGACAATTCAACTCGGGCAGGTTCAGCCCTCAGTTCTTTCCAGATTGGAAAGTACTGTAGAGAACTTGAAAGTGTGGTGGAGTGCCACCAGCAAATCGTTTACGGCCCTCTGTGCCACTGAGAAGGGCGAAGTGTTCACACATGGCGACGTAGTGAAAGCTCACCTCGCGCTCGCCGCAGTACTCATCTTAATAGGAATAGGAGGTGCGCTATGATTACCCTACTTACCATGCTGCAGGAGGAAAGCCGCCATTTGCGGCAGTTCCGTGAGCAGACGGCTGAGATGGTGGCAGTGTGCGACCAGATGAGCCAGGCACGGACCCCGGCAGAGCTGCTGCACCACCAGCGGGCCTACCGCCGACTGGCCGACAAGCAGGATGCGACTAATTACCGCCATGAACTCCGCGTTCGTGGCATCTGTAAACGACTAAACATGATGTGATATGGCACGGATAGAAGTTAGCAACCAGGAAGGAAGCAAGGAAGCTGCCTTCGTACAGAAGCTGCTCGACAGCTATTTCATGTTCCGCGACTGTCTGCCCAAGGATGGCTACATCCAGGAGAACAAAACCACGCAGCAGATCCAGGACGAACTGGAACCGATGTACAGCGTGACCAATGGCGAGATTGTCGGCTACATGCTGGAACATGACTACCAGCCTACCACCGAACAGGATGGCACCGTAGTATGGGCCATCTGGCGGCAGGCGTAAAACTAAAGAGAATACATTTTTTTACATTTTATAAATTCCCGTGAGGGCGGTGCGTCGTGAGGATGCGCCGCCCTCTGTATTTTTACCCTCCCGGCTTTCGTCGTACCTTTGCCGAAAAGAAATAAGAAAAGGTATGATCTCTATCGTTTCGACACATAACGGAAAGAAATTCTTCAGTGCTTCTGTTCCCGACCTGCTGTTCACCATATCGGAAACGCGGGCCGTGGTGGAAATCACCGTTGATGACACTTCTGTCTATAAAGAGACGTTGGTGCCCGTTGGTGGTGCCATCACCGTGAGCGACCTCACCAGTATGCTTGCTATCTACGCTGAACGTAGGCTGGTGGTTGATGTGACTGTCACCATCACCGAACAGAAACAAGGTGAAGGGCAGACGGTGGCGTTTCAGGTGCTGTTCTGTAATGCCGACTTCGGAGTGACTGCAGAAGAGTTCTATGACAGTCACTTCCTGAGTGTGCTGATGGGGCCGAAGGTGACGGCTATAGGCCGACTGGAGTACCTTCACTACTATGGCAGTGACACGGCCCGGTGTACTGCAACATACGCCGACGGCAGCACAAAGACGTTTGCGCTGTCGGCAACAGGTGGCAACAGTCGCTACACCCAGTTGGACGTGTCGCCCGACAACTTCACCGCTGCCGGTAAGCAGCTGGTGTCGTATGTCGTAGAGGCAGGCGACCGGAGTCAGCTCTACGATATCGACCTGCAGCAGCCCGACTGTGCACCCATCCTGCTCTTCGACAACTCATTTGGTGTGCAGGAACTGCTCTACTGTACAGGTGTCCACAAGGTCACGCCGGAATACAAGCGTATGTCAGCCCGCTTTGGCGGTTTGCTGCGCAACTACGACATCGAGGAAACACGCACTTTCCAGGCCAATACCGGACCGCTGACTACAGCGATGGCTAACTGGGCTGATGAACTGTTCCGCAGCAAGGAGGTGCTTCTGGTCAATATCTATAATGGTGAGCCGCAGGTGGGCAAAGAGGTAGTCATCACTGACTGTAAGAGCGACAACAGCAATGAGGATGACTATATGCCACGCTTCACCTTCTCTTATCAGTATGCGCAGCGCATCCATAATGTGATTGACCTGAAACGTGAAGGCCGCATCTTCGATAACACTTTCGATAATACTTTCAACTGATATGGAACAGAGAAAGGCGATACACTTCAACGAGGCCATGCAGATGCTCGACCTGGCACGGGAGCGCAAGCAGACCGTGAACCTGAAGGTGTGGGAACTGCAGACGGGCAACGTCATCGAGTACCGGGGCTGGCTGGTCAGCAGTTCTAACTGGAAGGGCGGCTGGCACCGCGTCGTCAACCCGATGAACAACCAGATACGCACCGTGCCCGACATCCTGATACATGAGATTAACGGACTATCAATATACCTGTAGAGACGATGGAAGAGAAACAAGACTTGATGAAGGTCGGCCAGAATGGCGACTATGACGTATATGAGATGATGCCCTCGACGGTGGTCGACGCGCTGGAGGGTGTGCAGTCGGAGTTCATCACCCGCTATGGTGGCGACTCCGACGGTGGCTTTGCCGATGCCGAGAACGATGACTTGGTGCAGACCATCGGCATCGGTGGTAGACAGTACGAATATGTGCCGTGGGGTGGCGACAATATGCTGCCCTACCATGTGCAGACGCTCATCGGCAAGAATATGGTGACCTCGCAGTGCCAGCAGTTCAACTCGCTGGTGTGCTACGGTCAGGGGCTTCAGTTCTTCAACCGTGGTACTGAGCAGCGGGCCGCTGACCCGGAGATACGGCAGTTCTGCCTCCGCAACGCCCTGCACAAGCAGTTCTGGGAGCAGGCCACCGACATGAAGTACTATTTCTTCTCGGTGCTGCATATCTCGCTGTCACGCGATGGCAGCAAGATTGTGCAGCTGCGCCATGAGGATGCCTGCCACTGCCGCTTCTCGCCACGGAACAAAAAGGGAACATCCGACTATGTCATCATAGCCAACTGGCGCAAGGCGAACCCTAAGAAGGCCCGCGTGCTGCCCCTGCTCGACGAGACCGACCCGCTGGGCGACCTGATGGTGCGCCTGGGGCGTGAGCCAGACCCCGAGACGGGCAGGAAGAGTGCCGGTACCAGCGACCGCCACTTTGCCGTGGTGTGCAGCGTGCCGACGGTGGGTCATCAGATATACCCCATACCTTATTACTATAGCATCTTCATGGATGCCTGGTATGATATCTACCGCCTCATAGGTACCGGCAAGCGCTACATGATCAAGAACACGGCAGCACCCCGCTGGCAGGTGGAGATCCACAAGAACTACTGGAATAACGTCTGCAACGAGGAGGGTATCACCGACCCTGAGAAGCGCAAGGAGCGTATCAAGAAGGAACGCGAGAACATCACCAACTTCTGCACCAAGCCCGAGAATGCCGGCAAGGCGTGGATTACCAGTTACGACACCGTGCTGGAGGGTAAAGAGACGCGCATGGTGCGTGTCTATGCCCTTGGTGCCGACAAGAAGGAGGGCGGCGACTGGAGCGAGGACATGGGCGAGTCCGCCAACTCGCTGTGCTTCGCCATGGGCGTCCACCCGAACATGGTAGGTGCCACGCCGGGTAAGAGCCAGATGAACAACTCCGGCTCTGACAAGCGCGAGTTGTTCAACCTGAAGCAGACCATCGAAAAGGCCTGGCACGACGTGATGGAAGTTCCCTACCACGTCATGATGCACTTCAACGGGTGGGATGAGAAGTACGACATCAAGGTGCCCATGATTGAGATGACCACACTCGACAAGAACAAGGAATTCGACATAAAACAAGACGGCAATGAATCTGGAAATAACAAAGACTGACTTTGAGCGGGCCATTCCTGCAGCCCGAGAGCCGAAGGGCAAGATCTTCGACGTGATGCAGGATGCCATCATGAACAAGGTGGAGGTGATAGGCTGCCATATATTGGGCGAACCTGGTATTGCTGCAGTAGAGAGCAGCGAGAGCACCATGGGCGAAATACTGCGGCCACTGGTGAAGCAGCTGGCCTGTGTCATGGCTTTCCTTGAGGAAATGCGCGGTCTCGACCTGGTACTGACCGCCACCGGATTCGGTGTGGTTTCTTCCAACGACACAGCACCTGCTTCGAAGATGCGCGTCGATGCGCTTGATGGCGACCTGCGACGCAAAGAGTGGCTGTTGCGCAGTGACCTTCTTACTCATCTCTTCAAGGTGAATGGATGGGCCGATACCGAACAGAGGCATATCAACGTCTGCACGCTCTTCTATCGCTTCACGATGCTGGAGCAGTATGCAGGAATCTCTCGTCCCAAGCCTGAGGACTGGAGTACGAATGTACCCGCAATGCTGGCAGCCGACAGCTATCTGCGAAAGCATATCGGCTACGACTATATGGAGGAACTGCTGCAGCAGTTGACATCGAGCAATCTGAGCGGTAGCAATCGTCCGGTGGCGGTTCTCTGCACGAAATTCATTGGTGCCTGGATTGCACAGAACCACCAGCTGAAGGAAGAGTTGTATATGCGCCTGATCAATCGTCTGGAGGCAGACCTTTCGCTCTATCCCAAGTATGCCGACAGCAAGGCCTACCGCCTGAACCACTTAACACCCTACGAGAACCATGCAGAAGACTCAGCCTTCCACTTTGTCGGCTGATGGGGTGTTGCACCTCACCTGCCCGCGCTCCTGGAAAGAGATGACTGAGGAACAGTTGCGCTATGCGCTGCATGTCATCGGCAGCGGCCTGTACTCACCAGTAGAGGCTCGTACGCTGATGCTCCTGCGCTTCTGTGGTATTGAGGTAACGAGAAAGACACCCTACGGCTGGGCTTGTTCAGTACCCGTCGGTAGTTCCGACGGTGATCAGCATAAGCACCCCTTCTTCCTGCAGTCGTGGCAGGTGCAGGATATGATACAGCAGCTGGAGTATGTCGACAGCTACGAGGCCTTCGATGTGCGGTTGGAGAGTATCCAAGGCTTCAAGGCTGTCGACCCGCTGCTTCACCGCGTCATGTTCCAGGACTACCTGAACATGGAGAAATACTACCAGGGCTACCTCGCTACTAAGGAGCAGCGGTACGCCCTCGGGCTGGCCCGCCTGCTCTATCCCGGCGGCGTGACGGCCATCGACGATGCCGAACTGACGAACTGCATCATGTGGTTCTCCTACGTCAAGAAACGCTTCTCGAAGTTCTTCCCCAAATTCTTCAAGCCCGCCCCTGAGGGTGGCAAGCCGGTGGACTGGATAGAGCAGATGAACGCACAGATCCGCGCCCTGACCGATGGCGATATCACCAAGGAGAGCGCGGTACTGGAGAAAGACTGCTGGCGTGCGCTGACAGAACTTAATGCCAAGGCGCGCGAGGCAGAGGAATTCCGTAAGAAATACCCTAAAGCATAAATAAATGGAACAAGAGCAATTTGACGCCCTGGAATACTTCGAGACACTGGGTAAGAAAAACAAACTGGCCAAGAAAAACGGTTTCGTGGTGGACTACTGCAGTGGCCCCGGTGCACTGGAGCCGATGATGGCAGAGTACCGCGACGCCCAGAACTTTATCTTCGTGGATGACACTACGAGCGGCAACACCTTCTCTAATAAGGTGGGGTGGTTCGACCGCAACGTGTACTGCGTCCATATACTTGCCGGTTATGAGTTTGGCAATGCAGAAAGTTATAACCAAGCACTCCGGTTGTGCCGTAAGCTGTTCCGGCAGTTGCTCTCCCGTATCATCAAGGATAAGGAGTCGTACAAGTATGGCACACGTCTGATGTACCTGAATACCGGCAATGTCTACTCGAATGAGTATGGCCGCTATTCGTTCAACGGCTGCACGGGCCTGTTCTTCCAAATACAGAACGACGAACCGACAGACTTAAAATACAGTGACGATGAATGGGACGAGTGACATTCAGGAGGATCGGATAAAGTTTGAGCAGCAGTGGACGAAAAACATGGTCGTCTACTGGCAGGAACGTATCGACAAACTGCGTATCAACGACACCGGGGCACTGCGCTCCAGTATCACGGGTATGCTGTCGCCCGGACCCGTGACCACCATCGAGCACGCATTTCTGGTCTACGGCAAGTATGTCAGCGAGGGAACGAGTCCGGCCATGAAGTGGAAGTACTGGGGTGGCAACATCCCCAAAGGCGGTTCGCGTACGCCACGTGAACGACTGTCGGGTGGGAAGTTGGAATTCCTTGACAGAAAATACAGGCGTCAGCACGGCCTCGACACACCGAGGCGTGTCGGTCAGAAATGGGGTGGTCGTATTGCTGGCGGTCCGCCCAAGGGTGTGCGCGACTGGTTCTTCCGCAAGTACTACTCCTCACGCATGGTGCTCAACGAATATGAGGCAGCGGCCTATGGTCAAGCCTACCAGGGTATGCTCACGCAAGCCCTGGACGGCTTGTTAGGCGAGACGCGCTTCCTGTAGTTTTATACCTGCGCGCCTGTAGCTATCTTTGCAGTGTAAATATAATAAACAATAGTATGCCATCACTCACATATCAGCAAATACACGACCTGCTAACCACCGTTCGCGATGAACGGCGGACGCACGCCAACACGGCAAACCGCGTGGGGCAGGCCATGTTGGAGCTGCTGGCATACATGGCAAACGCCCCTTACCTGAGAAAGGACCAGGCCGATGCCACCAACTATCTACTTTCTCTCCTTGCTGGGGCTGTCGTGGGCGAGTCGGGGCAGATACGGCTCAACCCCGACGGCTCCATCATTTGCAAGCGTATGGTGGTAGAGGGGAGTGCCATCTTCAACGAACTGGTGTTTAACCACCAGAACGTATTGGAAGGTGACACCTACTTTACCGACAGGGGAATTATTGAGAACATCGTGTTCCTTGGGGACAGACAGTTCAGACTGACCCTCAGAAAGCTCTATGATAATGACCGGGTGACGTTCCATGCCTACGACGTGCTGAAATGTGCGATGAACAATCTGGACGTGGGGCGTACCCACCGCACATCGTGGATGCGCGTGGACTCGGTAGACCTTGATGCCAACAGCATCGACGTGACGCTCTACGACAACGAGGACGTTCCCGGTGGCGTGAACTACGCGCCGGAGCCTGCGGCAAAAATAATACGCTGGGGCAATCAGGCTGACCCGGACCGCCAGCAGGTGTTCTTCGTCAGTTCGAAGGACGGCCGCTTCCTGTTCCTGCAGGGTGTGACGCAGCCGATACTCACAGACGGCAACTACGCTGCCTTCTTCGGTGTGCCGCCTGAGCTTGACATGCTGAAGAACTTGCCGCTGAATGCTCGACAGCCGTATGTCTTCGCCCGCGGTATCATCTATCAGGATCTGATTCGGGTGGACTACCAGGGTAATCCCTACTACTCGCCACGCGATATGGGCATCTGGGACAGCGATCACCAATATATCCGGGGCTACGACGAGACGGCCAAGGGCTATTTCGTCGACCGTGTGTGGTGGGGCGGCTGTCTGTGGCAGGCTGCCGTGGCCAAGCCTACCATCGGTCGTGAGCCTCGCTATAACAATCCGGACTGGGTATGCCTGCTCGGTGGGAAGAACATGACCATGGAGATATGGAGCACCGAGGGTGATGGCTTCGCTGCTGGCAGCAGCTGGACTACGACACTCATTGCTGAGCTGTGGAACGCAGAGATGCAGATAGCGGAAGCGGAGATTGGCCGTCAGAACATCGTGTGGCAGCGCATCAGCGAGGATACGGATGGCGATATAGCCTGGAACATTCAGCACGCACAGGGCACCGTGGGCCTGCAGCTGGCTATCAACAGCGAGAGCGACGTGCCGAAGCCGTGGACTAATAAGTCGAAAGTGAGCTTTGTCTGTTCCGTGCTGCTGCCTGAGGTGCAGGAAACGCCGTTCATGGCTGACTATCCGATAATAGGTTGAACAAATACTAAATACTGAGATAAGATGAAACTGAAGAAAAATACGGGTCGCGTGGTTTATTCGCCGCTGAGCTACATCTTCCAGGTGCTGGAGATGGGCGGCTCTGCCATGCAGAAGTACGATGTCACCACCAGCTCTTTCATTCCTAACCGGCAGGCTACGCCTCTGGTACTGCTGCCCTCGCTGATCATCAGCGACCCGGACGGGATTGTGGCCACGGCTGACTATGTGAAGCAGATGAAAGGCGTGGCGTGGACGCTGACCATCAACGATGGCACGTCAACCGTGCCCCTGCCTGCTACAAGTAGCGGCACGACGAACTATATCATTGACCCCACGACACACAAGCTGACCGTGAAAACCAACCTCTACCCGGGTGGGGTTATTCATGTGAAGTTCTTTGGCAAGTACATCGACACCCGGCGCAATGAGGTGCAGGAATTCCAGTGGGAGAAAGACCTGGGCTGTGAGGCACAGACCGACATGAACGTGACGCTGGATGCCGGGCGATGGCGCCACAACGTTCGTCTGCTCCCGATGAAGCACTGGGGACAGTTCGGTATTCCCGTGCAGCTCAGGAACGGCAAGGATGCCATCCCGGATGCCAAGTGTGTCTATCAGTGGCAGTGGTGGAACGAGAGCACCAGGAGCTGGAGTGAGGACTTCAGCGAGCAGCCTTGGCTGGTGAGTGGTGAGAACACGAAGGAGATAGTTATCGATCAGGACTTCATACAGAAACTCGTCCTGAGGGTGAAGGCTACAGCCTTTGGCAATAATGCCACGACACAATATTGGACCACACGGCTGCGCCGGTGGTACGGTCAGTTTGACTACGACGTAGAGTTCCTGCGGGGCAAGTACATCTTCCACGACTCTAATATCGTGGTGCTCAACGCATGGGTGGCCACGGCGAAAGGGCAGCTGAGCAACCCCTGCAAGTACTTCGACATAGAGCTGTTCTTTGCCATCGGTGCCAATGGATTCGAGAGCGTGGGCTATGGCGAGGAAGCCATCATTCAGCGTAACGACCTTCAACAGGGGCAGCCACGTGCCGGCATACTGTGCCGTGAGCTGAGCGCCATGCGGGCCATCGCCCTCGATAACGGCAGCCTGCTCTGTACGGATGACGGCCAGCCTATCTTCGCACAATTCCCAACCAAATCAAGAGAAGTGTCATGAACAAGAAACTAAAGTATTACATCGTCAGTGCTGACGATGCCCGACGGTTAGGGGTGACAGCCTACCGTCAGGGCAATGAGAAGGACGGATACCTGGTACACTCAGGAGACTTCGTCTGTGCTACAGAGGACTTCCTGGAGCGTGCCATGGAGGTGACAGAGAATGAAGCAGTAGAATTTGTAAAATCGCTCGAACAATGAATAACGTATCGAAAATCAAGACGCTGTACGCCTATGAGGACGGCGACACCATCACACCGAGAATGGGTGTGCAGATAGCTACGGGCCACGGCCTGCAGCAGTTCTATAACGCTGAGACGTGGAATGTCACGAATACCAACTTTGCCGACTATCCGGCTACGCTGTTTCCGCAGCCCTATAGCAGCAAGGCCGGTGCCATCGTGGTGCCCGCTGCCGGTGGCCAGTGGTATTTCAATAATATCGCAGACAATGCCGGCATACTGGATGCCAACGGAGCGGTGAAGTCTGCTTTTGCCGACCGCTTTGCCGTGACGACGGTTTCCATGAACGGCAAGACCTTCCCGGCATTGAAAATCAAGGCGAACCTTGTCAACTCCACCAACAGGATTAGTACAGATATCTATATCTACTATGTTGGGCGTTATGGAGAAAAGCAGTTCACTTGCGACCAGCGGATTCCGGTGCAGAGTGTTGTCGGCGATGCATATCAGCTGATGGTATCGGTGACAGGTGCCAACGGTCTGGGCGACGAAGTGCTGAGCGATGACCAGGACTGGATATCCTACGCTGCCTCGCTGCAGATGATGTCAACAGGCACGGACATCTCTGCAGCCGTCATCACCTTCGAACATCTCGACAGCGACGGCACATGGAAGACCGTAACAAACAATACCGGCATCACGGAGATAAGCGGAAAGACAATGAAACTGTACGAGGCTGCTGTGGACGGGTCGGAACTGTATCGCGTAAAAGCCGTCTACAATGGTGACAGCTGGTATCAGATGCTGAACCCCACCGATGAGCATGACCCCTACTACATTGTAGATGGTTGCTCGATAGATGGCGATACGGTGCAGCGCAGCGACACCGTGACATGGAATCCGAAAGTGTTCAAGCGTCACAACGGCCCCGACGAGGAAGACGAGGACGTGACCACGAAAGAGGGCTGGAAATTCACATTTAAGTTGGTGGCGCAGAAGACTGGCGAGACCATTACAGAGATCAACCAGACGGGCATCACATACGAGAAACTGACTCAGTATGGCGGTATCGCTACACGAATCCAAGCAAGCAAGTCGTAAGATATGAACATCGCTAAGGTAAAGACACTGATACCAGCGCCGGAGGCTGTTCTTTATTATATCACTTCTTCGGTTTCTTCCATTAGGGCTGATGAGAATGGAATTCCTGTTACACCTACCCAAGAAATCATTGTAAGTGAATGGAAAAGGGTAGGCGCAACAGCTGCCGTCTTGTCGCGTGACCTTAAGATGACGTTGTATTATGTAAAAGGTGGTGTGGAAACATACTTCGGACAGGAAGACTGGTCGCCTACAGCATCATTTACTGCTGCTGTGGCTGGTGGCTGCGACAGTATTGTTGCCAAACTGTTTGACGCTTCCGGCAACCTTGTCCGTTCGTTGGCTATTACTGTGGAATGGCAAGGAAAGACAGGTAAAGACGGTGAAGATGGTAAAGACGGTGAAGATGGTAAAGACGGTGAAGACGGTGAAGACGGTGAAGATGGTGTAACCTACGAAATACTTCCAAGTGTTTCTCATATCTGTGCTGATGCTAACGGAGCAATCCGGACAGGGGTTATCGAAGTCTCTGCTTATAAAATAGAAGGCAAGAGTAGAACTTCGTGCGGTGTTGGTATAATTACTGCTGTTGGTGCTTCTGGAGAGACTTCTCCTTATTATTGGGTACAATATCGAATCAACGGTGGTGCCTGGACTAACTGCAGCAGGATTTCCGTTGGTTCTTATATGTACGCAATAACAAGTTATGGTGTTCCGGCTTCTGCCGTTAGCACCATCACATCCGGCATTGCATTCCGACTGTGTTATGGCACAGGTTCATCGTCCTACTCCGTAGTGCATGAGATTGCACCACTGCAGGTGGTGAAGGATGGTCAGACTGGTAGCCGAGGTAAGACAGGTCGTTGGTATTACTACGACGGATATTTTGACAGTACAAAGGAATACACCGCTACTGACAACCAGGCTCCGTATGTCGCCTTCGACTGGACGGATACCGTGAAAGTGAATGGCGTGTATACTCAGGTCGTAAAAACCAGCTATTACATGCTGGTAGCTGCGACGAATAAGTCTGGCAGCTCCTATATCGCCCCGAAAACCGATGCTGCTGACGGTGTATGGGAACTGATGGAAACGAGTTTCAAATGGCTTATTGCTGAAGCAATTTTCACCAATTTTGCTAAACTGGGTTCTGCGATTTTTAGCGGTGACTGGATGATCTCTCAACATGGCACTATCGACGGGGTGGCATCTACAGATTACACCAAGTTCGACGCAAGCGACCCTGAGGGCAGTACCTCCGGCCATTTCCGTCCTAACTATGCTGTGGACCTAAAGGTGGGTGAAGCCTGGCTCAACAGTGCTCATATCAGAGGCACTGTCCATGCCTTGTCCGGTTCGTTCTCCGGATATTTGAAAAAGAGGAAAACTATCATTACGCGTGAGAATATCGGTTCGTACATCAAGTATGTTGATGTTTTCGAAAGTTCGGTGATAGACTTAGAAGCGGCAGGTACGCTGATAGAGTTTTCTGGATCGTTCACCACTCAGCCGTACTTCCTCCTTCCATCGCTAATTCCTTCAACTTCAGCATCACTGTCAGCTGCGAAAAAAGGGGAGATAAGATCGTTGGTTGGAAATGTGGTGCTGATTTACAACTCGTCGAATGTAACTATTCTCATATCGGGATCTTGGAATAGTTTCGGGCTGAATCCAGGCCGGTTCTGCCGGCTGGAATGCCGATGTGACGCGCTTGACAGCAACATGAACGTAGTGGAATTCGGAGGCACAGAGGCTGTGTATTGGGACGTAAGTAGTGGTACTTACTAGTAAAATGACATATTATGGACAAAACATTGATGAAAAACCTCGAAGGCCTGAACGTGGGTGCAAACACCTATGTTGTAGGCTATGACACGAAGGCCGGAAAGACTGGCCTTATTGCCGTGTCACAAGTAAGCGGCAGCCTGCCATGGTTCGGCCGCAAGTGGGCAAAGGGTAACTCGTCGCCCGTCGGTTCGCCCGTCGGTGACTTCGACCTGGGACAGACACTGGCGAAGCAGTTGGGGCTGGGTGGTTATCTGGTGACGGATGCTCACCAGCGCACAAAGTTGTCGCCAACGAACCACAACCTGCTGGAGAATGGTGGAGCTGCTGACCTCACGGGCGGTGCCGGACACTACCAGTGGGGCTGGAACGTGCCGTTCTATTACCAGGTGTATGAGGATGACTACTATCTCTATGAAACTGTCTCCCTCGGTGGTCCGCGTCCTGGCTTCTGGAACTACTACATCCCTATTGGTAGCCGTTCCTGTGCCGGTTATGCTGCCATGGACCGAACGAACGCCAAGTTGATGAGCGTGATCAACAGCACTGCTCAGTTCCGAGGCGGCAATAATGATGGAACACTCGACGGATTGTTTAACTCGCAGTTGTGCACGCCTGCAACAAACATGAATATAACGGAATTCCGTACCGCAGCACGTAAGAACGGCACACTGTGGTTTGCCAACGAGCGCGTCATGCAGTATATCACTGCAGCCCTGAAGCGTATTATCTTCGGCAACCGCAACATTCAGGCTGCCTTCAACGCCACGTTGGATGCCAACGGGCTGCGCCAGGGAGGAACAGGAACTGGCATCGACTTGCCTACTGATTGGGAGAGCGTGTGGAAGCATTACCCCTACGTCAAATTGAACGTTGGCATTGACCAGGGCGACATCACAGGACTGCTCAGTACCACCATCAACGACAACGGAACCCAGAAAACGATCGGAAACATTCCTTCGTTCTATGGTCTGAAGAATGACTATAAGTACCTGTACTGCATGAGCGAGAACATGCTGCTGCAATGCAATGCAGACAAGTCGCAATCGCTTTTCATAGCAGATATGATAGACGGCACACAGATGAACCTTTCGAGCGTCGCTGGCCTCAGACAGGTTGCCAAAGGGCCGGTCGCTTCAGCTGCTGGTCGGCAGTATGCTAAAGAGTACACATTGAAGAACCTGGCTTTCTTCCCGAAGGAAGAGCTGGGCGGCAGCAGCAGCACATTCTTCTGCGACAGCTATTATAATCCTGCCGTTACAAGCGGTTTGCGTGGTGCCGGGTTGCTGGGCCGTGCCTACTATGGTGGCGATGCGGGCTCGGTGTGCCTCGTTGGTAGCGATGCCCCCTCGGGTGCCAATGCGGGCTGGGGCGCGTTCCTCTGCGAATACGCAGAGGCGTTCACGACGCAACCAGTGTGGTGCGTGGAAAACTAAGCGGGCAAATGGGGGCGCAGTAAGCGCGGAGCGCAAAGAACACTGGCGCGATAGCGCCCCCGCCCGATAGGGCGGTCGATACCGCGAAGCGGTCGACGATAATTTTTATTTTGTATAAATTACAGCCCATTTCGTTCTTTGACTTGCTGAATTGACAAAAAAGGTGTACCTTTGCACCTGCTTTTCTAATTAAAGTAGGTAGAACTCCCAAGCGCGGTTTGCGTGGTGCCAAATTGCTGGGCAATGCCAACAATGGTGACAATGCGGGCTCGGTGTACCTCAATGGTAACAATGCCCCCTCGGATGCCAATGCGAACTGGGGCGCGTTCCTAAACGATACCTGTAAGAAATATGATAAGGGAGTGAGCCTGACCCATTGGTCAAAAATAGCAGAGATGGCAGCGAGCCTCGTAGCCCATGAGGGCGAGCGGCATACCTGTCGGGAGGTATTCGCAGACTCCCACATATCCACACATAGACCCACTCTTAGACCCCATCGAGACCCCTTTTTTGAACCAAAAGACCCCTGAATGTATGCGTCGGATACGCGATAACCGGGAGAATGAGTCGTTGGAAAACGCCTATAAGGCATACGACAATTACTCCGACCAGAAGCATTCCCGTGACTACGTTCAGGCCTTCGATGCCGATCTGCAGCGCAACCTCGAAGAGATTGTCAGGCAGATTGCCGACGAGTCCTGGCAGCCGAAAGGCTACAAAAAGAAGATCATCTTTGAGAGGAAGAGAAGGCAACTGGCTAAGGCTCCCATCGAAGACCACGTACTGGAGAGTGCTACCATACTGCCATACGAGAAGTCCATCTATGACTACTCGACATGGAGAGCACCAGCCGTGAAGCCCGGAATGGGTACGCACGGCTTGTTCAGGTTTCTCAGAAACGAGTTGTATGCATGGTCGCAAGAGGACATGATGTACTATGTACCAGTGGATGCTCATCACTACTTCCCCTTGATGGACCATGCCATCCTGAAGGATGCCTTGGCTCGGCTGGTGAAGCCCGGCAAACTGCTCACCTTCTTATACAAGGTGGTGGACAGCTATCTTCAGGGTGTTCCCCTGGGCATCAAGGTCGCACAGCTCTTCGGACAGATCTATCTGGCACGATTTGACAGATTGGCAATGCGGTTCTTTGATATAGGCAAGGATCCTGAGAAGCTGGCCTACTGGACACAGCGCTATGTTACAGACCGCATCTGTACTGCACGGACAGAGGCTGACTATCGCGACTTGTGCAGGGGACCTGGCTATCTGGCACGCAAGTTCCAGTCATACGTTGAAGAGGGCGTGCCGTTCTATCTCCGTTTTGTCGACAACATCCTGATTAGGCATGCCGACAAGACGGCCTTGCATATCATTCTGGAATTGGCTATCATGCACCTGGCACGCGACTGGCATGTGACTGTCAACACCGACTACAATGTACGTCCGATTTGGATGGGTATTCGTCTGACCGGTTACGTCTTCTATCACGACCATGTGGCGGCCAGCAAGCGTAATAAACAGGAGTTGGCCAAAAGGGTGAGGCGTTTGCAGAAACTGGGGTTTGATGAGGAACAGATTAGAATAAAGCTGGCATCACGGTTCGGCTTTATAAAACATGCTGATTGTATCAACCTCATAAAATCATTAGGTATGGAGAAATCATTAGGAAAGATTATCAAGAAAAGGCGCGTTCGTCCGCCATTCCAGGGCATGAACCCTGAGCAGAAGGTTCCGTTCTCTTCGGTTGTAAACAAGTGTAAAGAAATGTTAACGGGGGGGGTAAAATTGCCTCCTACAAAGTTGTATCTTGAAGACTACGTCATTCAGGACTCGAAAATCGAGAAACAGGTGGTTTCCGTAAGCATGTCTGACTCGGCCGGACAGATGCAGAACATTCC